AAAATTAAGAGGATGCTTGGTGGACATAGAGACCATTTTATGTTTGAGATAGGAAATCCTTTTCATAGAAATCATTTTTGGAGAAGTTCTTATGATGAGGATTATCATCACATAGTAGTTGATTGGAGACAGGGTGTTAAAGAAGAAAGAATAGAAGAGAAATTTGTTGATACAATGAGAAAAGAATTTGACTTCGGAGTAATGTATGAAGTTGAATTTCCTGATGAAGAAGATGTTGATGCTGATGGATGGACTATATTATTAAGTGAAAGTGATATTAAAACAGCGTTTAGAGATTCAGACCCAAATGCTTATGGAGAGAAACGTTTAGGTGTGGATGTAGCTAGAAGTGGTGGTAACTACAATGTATGGGTATTGCGTACAGCTAACTATGCTGAAATAGTAGGACGCAGCACAACTGATAATTTAATGGATGTTGTAGGTACTACTAAGGACTTATCGGAGAAATATGGAGTAACAGATAATAATATATTCCTAGACGCGACAGGAATGGGAGCAGGAGTATATGATAGATTTAGAGAACAGAACTGGAATATATCTGGTATCAATCTAGCAGAGAGTGCCTTAGATAAAGAGAAATATGTTAATATAAGGGCTGAGGCATATATAAGAACTAGAGAATGGCTTAAAGCTGGTGGTACTTTTAATAGAGACGCTAGATGGCTTGAATTATGTGATATACGATACAAAACTAGGAGCAACGGTAAAATACAAATAATAGATAAATTAACGCTTAGGAAGCGTAATATAAAATCACCTGATGTAGCTGACGCATTAATGCTAACATTTGCTAGACCAGATGAAACAATGAGCCTTCATAATATTAGAAAGGCTAAAGTAAATCAAAGCAAACAACCAACTTATGAATAATGAAGCAACAATATTCGGCTTACTGAATAACAGTATAGCTGATTATAAAGACCCAAGTGGTGTTGAAATCACAGATGGATACTTTTTTAATATGAAGGAAACTATCAATAAGATAGAACTATATAGAGCATCAAAGTTTAGGTCTGGCGATAAAGATTCACAGGGTGACAAGAAATTCTTTTTCAATATAATCAATCCTCAATGTGGTCACGCTACAAAGAATATTGATATAGATAGAAAAGATGTTAGAGTAAGAGCTAACGATGGTAATCATAGAGTCCAAGCTATGATTTATAATGAAGAGTTAAAATATTGGATGAGAGATAATAATATTGGGTATATATTCAATAAGATTTCCGAAGAATTACCAAAGTACGGTAGTATTATATTAAAGAAAGTTAAAGATGATATTAAATTTATTCCTCTTAGAAGATGTATGTTTGACCCCGCAATTAATAATAAAGAGAATAATTATAATATTCAATCTAATTATTTTATAGAAGAACATTATTTTCAACCAGATGGTCTCAGGAATATGGTTAAAAAAGGATGGGATAAGAGTGTAGTAGATGAGCTTATTGAGAATATGAGAAAGAATAAAGATGGTGATATTAAAGTATTTGAGTATTATACTGAAATGCCTAAAACAGCTAAGAGTGAACAATATGAATTAAGTGTAGCTTATGTGTCTATGATAGATGTTAAAGCAGCTAAAGGAAACGAAAAAAGAGTAGGAAAGTTATTATTTAAAGAAGCAGTTAAGAGCATACCCTATAAGAAACTTGACTATCTTACAATAGAAGGTAGGGCATTAGGTGTAGGTGTAATTGAAATGTTATTTGATTCACAACAAAGATGGAATGAGATGGCTAACCAAAAGGCTAAATCAATGAAACTTTCATCTAAACATATATTTCAAACAAGAGACACAGCAGTAGAAGGTAATATATTGACAGATGTAATGGATGGTGATGTATTAAAGGTTAATCGTGAGATTACTCCATTAGCTAACGAAGAACGAAATTTAGCCGCTTATAATGCAGAAGAAACTAATATAATGAATATTGTTCGTAGTAATGCTAATGCATTTGAGATTGTAACTGGAGAAGGATTACCTAGCAGAACACCGTTTAGATTAGGTGCTCTTATGAATCAAAACGCTGGAAAACTATTTGACTTTATTAGAGAGAACATAGGTATGTTTCTTGAGGAAGTATTAACAGAATGGATATTACCACAGTTTGACGCAGAAATGATTAGGGAACATATATTTCAATTATATGATAGTAAAACTATTAGATTAATTATTGAAAGAGATGTTAATAGAAGGATTAATGAAGCTATTAAGAAAATGGTATTGTCTAGTGGATATTATCCCACAAAAGAAGAAGTAACATTATTAAAGGAACAGTTATCAAATGAATCATCTAATGATGTAAAGTTTGTAAAGGTTATAGACAAATATTTAGATTTTGATAAGACTGTTTATATAGATATTACTGGTGAACAGAATGCTCCACAGAAAGCAGAAACCATATCTAATATGTTAATGTTATTTGCACAGAATCCAATGATTTTACAAGACCCAAATTTAAGAGGCATGTTAGAAGCATTAATGACAGAAGTTGGACTACAACCTAATATATTTGGTGGTGGTAAAACAGTGCAAGCACCACCTGCTGAATTAGTACGAGGTGGAATGGCGGGAGCTGGTGCACCAATGATGAAACAATAATATGAATGAATTAACAATAAAAGCATTAAGGAGCTTCTCTAACTCAGCACAATGGGAAATTATTAAGGGTGGTTATTTAATGCCAATGCTTAATGATATTAGAGATGTAACCAAACCCTTTAAAGTAGGAGATGAGATTATTGATGCAGAGTATGCTTATTATGCTAAGGGATTAACTGCAATAAAAATGAAAGAATTTATAGATACGGTAGATAGAATGAGAGATAATATGAATTCAACCTCTAGCGAGGATTTTGAATAGAGACAAAACTCATAAAAATGAATAAATGACTAAACATTAACAAAAGAAATTATGTCTGATAAAGACAAAAAAGTAGACCCAAACTTAAAAGAGGTTGAAGACAAAACTTCAATAAAAAATGAGAAATCAGAGGATAAAAAGGAATTGAACCCAGAAACTCTTTTAGCACAAAAACTTGCCAAGGACAAAAAACTTGATAAGTTGCAAGAAGAATTTGATGAGTACAAAACTAATAATCCTCAAAAACCCAAAGGAGAAGTCAAAGTAGGAAAAGACACTTCAAGTCTTGAGGCGAAAATAGAACTAATAGAATTCGCTCAGATACATAGGGATATTGCTGGTGAAGACATTAAGGAGATTATTGATGTTGCTAAGGCAAAAGGTATTACGGCAGATGAAGCACTTGAACTACCAATGATTAAGAATCATTTGGAAGCTAAAGCTAAAGCTAAAGCTGTTGCTGATGCTATGCCTAATAATGATAGAGGTTCTAAAGGTCAACCAGATAAACCTGTGAATGAAATGTCAAGAGGAGAACACAAAAAATACTTTGATGATTTAATGGGTAACTAAACAAAGTAAGAGAAAGACAATTATATGGCTATGGGAACAGCGCATTATTCTGGAACTACTCTTGCTGGTGTTATCCCAGAAATTTGGACAAGTAAGGTAAACGATTTTTATCGTGCAGCTTTAGTCACAGCTAACTTTTTCACAGATTTATCTAGTGAAATTGAAGGTGGTGGTGACATATTTCATCTACCTACATTTGCAGAAATGACTGCCAATGCTAAGGTTATTGGAAGCACAGTAACATTGAATCAAACCACTGTTACAACTGTAGACCTTACCGTTACAACTTGGTATGAAACTTCATTTATAATTGAAGACAGACCAGGTAGAACAATGAAACAAAGCTACGGAACTCAAGAGAGAATGGCAAAAAATGCTGGTTATACGACTGCTGCTGTTTACGAAGATGCTATTATAGCATTATTTGACAACTTCAGTCAGACAACTGGTGTTTCTACATCTAAATTACTTGATAGTGCAGTTCGTGCATCTATTGAATATTTAGATTTAGCTGATGCTCCTCTTGATGACAGAGCTTTCATCATACATCCAACACAATTCTGGTCATTGCAAGCTAACGATAAATTCGCTTTAGCAGTTAATACTGCTGGTGCCGACCCAATAATGAAGAGACCTAATGCTCACTTATACGGAATTCCTGTATATATGAGTAATAGATTACCTTACATTTCTGGGGCAGCCGCTGGTAGAACTAATGTTTTAGCTCACAAAGATGCTATCGTTCACGCTTCAACACCTGTAAGATTACAAGCTAACTATATTCCTGAATACTTAGGAATCTTAGTAACAGCTGACGTACAGTATGGTGCAACTGAAAACAGAGATACTTCTGGGGTTTGGATTAAAACTTCAGCTTAATATATTTCCTTTGAGTACTCGCTAGTCCGAGATACTCAAGGACTGGAAGGAAACATTATGACAGTAAAAACTGATATAACAAGTAGAGTAAGGACACTTAGACTTCCCAATGGTCAGCTTGTTAAATTAAAACATGGACAAACAATAAGAGATTTTATGAGGAGAAAATAAGATGAGAGAACTTAAAATATCAAGGAATCGCCTAGAAACAATTAGGAGATTAGACAGAGAGAAAAAAGAGAGAGACTTAAAAAATAAAGTAGACAAATATGAATAACGTTTATTTTGTTGGTGGGGATTATATGGGATGTAACTATCTCAGATGTTGGTTACCAGCACTACATAATGGTTGGAATTATAACTTTAGAGGAATAGGGAGAAATTCAAAAGTTCCAGTAGAGAGAACATTAGAGGAATTAAAATACGCAGAAGTTATATCATTTCATAGACCAGAAAATATCCAACATCATAAGGCTGCTATTGGATTAAAACAACAAGCTATAGCAGAGGGTAGAGACGTAAAGATAGTATTTGATAATGATGATACATTTGAATTAGATAAAGACCATCCATACTTTTCAAGTGAACAATTAAGTAAAGAAGAATTACAGAAAAGATTAGAACAGAAGCAAAATTTATTAAATAACTTTATATTAAATGCAGACCTTGTTACAACGACTACTGAATATCTTGCTAAAGAATATAGAAAAATTAATAAGAATGTTGTAGTGTTACCTAATTGTGTTGACCCAGATGATTGGGCAGAAGAGCCACAAAGATATATAGGTAGTAAGGTAAGAATAGGATTTACTAATTCAGTTGCTTATGAGCAAGATTATCAGGTGATAGAAGATTTAATTAGAGAATTAGATGCAGATGATAGGGTTCAAGTAGTATTATTTGCACTTGACAAAAAAGAGAATAGATGGAAAGACCTCAGAACCACCAGAACATTTAGAGAAGAATATAAGTTTTGGGATAGTCTTAAAAATCTAGAACACATAGAATGGGTAGAGATGGAGGATTATATGGATACTTTAGACGACTTACAACTTGATATATGTCTTATACCTAGAAAGGAAAGCAGAACCAATAAAGCTAAATCAAATCTAAAGTTCTTAGAATGTGGAATGTTAGAAATACCAGTAATAGCATCTAAGTTTGAAGATGGACCATATAATGACGATATAGATGGAGAGAATGGTATCTTAGTAGAGAATGACCCAGTAAAATGGAAAGAAGCTGTATATAAATTAATTAACGACAAAGAGCTTAGAATAAGTATGGGGAAGAAAGCTAAAGAATATACATTAAAACATTTTCACATAAAAGACCACTATCATAAGTGGGAGGAAGCGTTTAACAAACTAACACAATAATATGAAAGAGGACGTAAAAATTAAGGATTTAAAAATGATTAGGTTAATAGATATTGAAAATCCTAAGATAGTAAAAATGATGGAAGAGAGGAATATATTGGCAGACAAAATTAATAAGTGTTCTAAAGACATAGAAGACACACAGAGAGAACAAAGAAAGCTAGGACTTAAATTTGATAGACTTAAAGAAAAAATGAAACCACATGTAGAGAAGGAAATAAAGAAAATTCCTACAAATCAATGGGAACAATTAACTCAAGTCAAGCTTGATAAAGGAAAGATACAATTTGAGATAGTAGATTATGTTGAGTCTTATAAGGCTAAAATAATAGAACGGAAAAAGAAAGACGAAAAAAAACACTAAATATATGAGTGAAATAACAAAAGAAACAGTTGAACAGATTATCAAAAGGATTGATGAGAACGTTCACGAAATAAAATCAGAGGTTAAAAAAACAAATGGTAGAGTTAATGATTTAGAAGACTGGAAAAGCGAATCAAAAGGAGCAATAAAGGTAATTAAAATTATTTTAATACCAATAGTATTGGCTATTATAATAAATTTTATTATATAAGAGAGAACAAATTAAAAAGAGAGGAGTAGCACTATGAAAAACAACATTCGTTATCTAGTGTCTAAAAGAAACAATGAGAAAGTCTTATTTGTTTCTGACATCCACGCACCTTTCCAAGACAATAGAGCAATTAGAGCTATTATATCATTTGGTAAATGGTTAAAGCCAGATAAAATCACTTTTATCGGTGATGTAATAGATTTCTATGCTGTGTCTAAGTTCAACAAAGACCCTGTCAGAGCTATGCGACTTCAAAATGAAATTGATGAAGCTCATAGTATTCTGAAAATATTTCGTTGGGAATTTCCAAATATTGGAATGACTTACTTAGAGGGTAATCACGAAGCACGGCTCAAGAAGTATCTTTGGTCTAAGGCATCAGAGCTTTCAGGCCTAAGAAATATGAGATTGGAATCTTTAATGGGTCTTGATGGGTTGAATATCAAGTATGTGAGTAATGGTAGAATGAAGT